TTTGTCAAAAAATAATATACCCCCCGGGGGTACCCCATAATGCAATCCGTCACACTTTGCTCTCTCATCTTGACAGTGGCCGTCCGGTCTGTTATGGCCTGTTTTGTTTGTGTTGGGCATCACATGGTTTGGGGTTGAATCGAATGTTGGTTCGTGTATTGTTGAGTCATCGCCAGAAGGTGAAAGACACCGTGGCGAGAGGAGAGGAATGATGAATATTGAGCAGGTCACGCGAAAGGCAATCACGAATGTCTTCGATCAACTTATTGATGACGGTTATTCGCCTTCAATGTCGTTTGAGGGTAACTCTTTGACGATTTGGACGGAGGATGCGTCGGCTGAGTTCCTGGGTGTGATTGAGCGCGATCAGACAAAGTACGGTGAGGGCGTGTTTTCGATTCATGCGGTTCAGGGCGCGGGTGAGTCGTATTTGGCTGAGATGATTGCGGATGAGTTTGTGGAGATTCTTAGGGGCGGTGGAGATAATGAATGACAGACAATATTTGTGTTACATCATATACATGTTTGCAGATTACATGTTTAGTGATGCAACACTTGTCAATAGTAGGGTTGATATTTATAACTTTGACAATGAGGTTATCCTCTCCATTCATGTCCACAGTAATACTCCTGACTCTACAGAGTTTATTAAGGGAAATGCGAAGGGTAGTATTGAAGCGGTCAATGTTATGAATACCCTTATTGATTTCCTGCGAATGATTCATGACGAGCACGATAATCCATTCAGTGTTATCAGGCGGCTTGTTTCTACTAGCAGGTGAGAAATGTTCAGATCGCGGAATGAGGAGTTCATCGTCCTTGATGATGGGGAGGAGTTGTTTAGGTCATGGTCGTTCGTTGCGACGGCGCGGTTCCTGGAACTGGTGAACTGCGATCACAGGTTGGAGAGGTTGGGGACGGCGATAGATCGGGCGTACAGTCAGTTCAGGTCGCCGCTGGAAAAATTGGAGGTGATTATCGATATCCGGGAACTGTGATTACCGTATATATCGGAAACAAAATGGTGTATGCCGGCGATTCCGTCAACAACGCTGTGGACAGAATCTGTTCACCAGGAGGGATTGATTATGAACTATGGTCTTTCTGAGAAGGACATTAGGGGGCATGAGGGACCGCTCTGGTCTGGGAACCTTGTGATTGAGAAGGTTGAGGGTCGCTGGGTGCCTGGAGGGTGTCCTGCTAGGGTGACCGATAGGCAGACGTTTGCGTCCCAGTATGGGATGTCTGCCAGGAAGTTGGTTGAGAAGTTCGGCCACATTGAGGATCATCCGAGGAGGCGAACATGGCTCAACAGTTGAATGAGACTCTTGTCCCGAATATCTCTTACTGGTTGGCGATTGATGAGCAACTGGACCCGCATAAGTTCAGGGTTATCAGGTACTCAACCGTGTCTGACACGTTCTATACATGCGAATACGGTACCGTTTCATACAGGGTTGACATTAACGCTACGGTAGTTAGTTTCAAGCCTAAGGGACGTCAGCCCACAACCGTGATCTACGGTTACGATGAGAAACCCTCCGAACAGGAGATGCTTTCTTTGCTAGTTTTCTGGACCGCTAAACCCCTGTTCCTAGCGGTACCAGCACCAACAGAAACCGAGGAACAGGACAACCAAAAGACACTCTTCTAGGAGGAAGACCGAATGAGCACCGAGATTACTACCAGCACCGCCGCTAACCCGCTTGCCGGGATGTCCGCCACTAACGGTATTTTCACCACCGTTAAGGGTGACGACTTTGAGACTAAGGCGAAGATTTTCAACGCCGTCAACGACGCTAAGCCGGTTTCCGACCTTTCCGGCAAACCGTTCGAGATTGCGGACCTGGTGATCGAGTCGACGGAGTTCGTCAATGAGAAGACTGGCGAGATCGAGCCCGCCGTGCGGACCATCTTCATCACCCCCTCGGGAGACGCCTACCAGGCGTTCTCCGGGCCGATCTTCAACGCTGCCAAGCGCATCCTCACCCTGCTGGGTGAGCCCTCCCAGTGGCCCGCTCCGCTCAAGGTGCGGGTGACTGAGGAGGGGTCCGGTAAGAACCGCTTCTACAAGTTGACGCTGGTCTGACGCCGTTTAGTCGCTGGCTGCTAGAGTCCTCCCCGTCCTCCATAGGGAGGGCGGGGAGGATTTATCATGAGGTATAGCAAGGACGAACTTATCGCGTTGCGTAAGGCGGCGATGAAGTCTGAGTCATTGGTGACTCGTAAGATCAAGCGTATGGCTAAAGGGGACTACGGCATTGACATTTCGGGAATGGAATATGATCCCCGCGTGGGTAAGGATACCATTTCTAGGATGTCAGGTGACCGGCTTAAGAAACTCCTAGAGAAGCAAGCCTATTTCCGTAAGGCGAGTGTTGGCTACTATAAGGGTGCACGTGGAACCATTGTCACCCGGCAGTCATACCGCAACTATGTGAACTCCGTGCGTAAGATCAACAATAGTGTTGACGCCGAACAAGCCAAGTACCAGGACGTGTTTATCAAGCCGCTGGGGATGACGGTTAAGGAACGGCGCGCGATGATGACGCCAACTCACCCCGTGCACGGCACTGAGGCGTATGACGGTATGAAGAAACTTAAGATCTACTCCCCTACCCAACTCATGGGCACCGAGGGTGCGAAGATGATTGCGCTTCGCAATGACGATATTCGCCGTCAGTACACGAGTAGGGAACTTGTGTCTAAGGCCCGTGGGTACATGAATGACATGATGGATGTCATCGGGGATGACGAGTTGCGCGTTAAGTTCAATTCCCTGTCCGATGAGCAGTTCTGGTTTATCTGGGCTTACACAGATTTCCCGAATGAGTTGGCGCTCAAGTACGATGCAATGATGATGCAAATGAGGGTGCTTGACGGGTCCAATCAACTCTCAGATGGGATGATTGATTCCGCGATCGAGCGTGGTGAGCAATCCATCGGTAGGGCAATGGAGTATTACAAGTATGCCAAGACACTCGATATCTAACGCTAGGTGCGCAGATTTCGAGACAACGACTAATCCCCTTGACTGCCGTGTGTGGTCATGGGGAAGTATGACGGTCAACGACTATGAGGACTATGAGGTCGGGTTAGGAGTTGGCGCCTATGTCGCATATCTCCTTTCTGCCCCTAATGTGACGTTCTTCCACAATCTCGCGTTCGACGGTTTATTCATTATTGACTATATTCTGAAAAACGGATATAAATGGGTGGCCGACAAACCGGGAAAAGGTGAGTTCTCCACGGTCATTAGCAATATGAACAAGTTCTACTCCATCACCATCATCTCAAAGGATGGAGTTAAGGCTGAACTGAGAGACTCACTCAAGAAAATTCCGTTACCCGTTAGGGACGTGCCTAATGCATTCAACCTTGAGTCCGTCAAGGGAGAGATCGACTATGAGGCTGAACGGCCCATCGGCTACCTGCCCACGGAAGACGAATGGAATTACCTGTACAACGATATCTACATCATGGCTCAAGCCATGCGCGTAGTTCTCGCAAGCGGTATGACCAAACTGACCGTTGGAGCCGATTCACTTGCTGAGTTCAAGTCTCTACACGGGAAAGGATTCAGCAGGACCTTCCCAACTTTGTCGAAGACAGTAGACGACGACATTAGGGCCGCGTACAGAGGAGGTATCGCAATGCCGTCAAAGAAATGGGTGAGAAAGAGGACCGGCCCAGGGATCGTTATTGACAAGAACTCGATGTACCCGTGGGTGATGAGGACTAAACCCCTTCCCTACGGGAGGCCGTGGTGGTCTGAGAGCGAGGACCCTGATGCCGACCTGTACACAATCTCGATCACGTTCACTGCAAAACTCAAGCCGGGACACCTACCCTGCATTCAACTAAAGCGTTCACTACAGTTCAACGCTAACGAGTTCCTTGAGTCGGTACCTGAACCTACAACGGTCACTATTACGTCTATTGACCTTGAGTTGTGGATGCAGCAGTACGATATAACGATTTACTCGATTAGTGGTTGCTGGAATTTCAAAGCGACAGAAGGTTTGTTTAACGATTACATTGATAAGTGGATGGGCGTGAAAGCAAATAGCACCGGAGGAGCAAGGACCATTGCTAAACTACACCTTAACTCGTTGTACGGAAAGTTTGCCAAGAACACCGACGTCACCGGCAAGCGTCCATACCTTGATGAGAATGGTACCGTTCAACTCACAATGTGCGACCACGAGGAGAGCAACCCTGTATACACGGCCATGGGCGCCTTCATCACGGCCTACGCCCGGCAAGACCTCATTAGCAGCGCTCAAGCGAACTACGATCGATTCCTGTACTGCGACACGGACTCACTGCACCTCCTAGGCCCCGAGGAGCCGGACCTGTACTTGCATCCAACGGAACTGGGCGCCTGGAAGGTGGAGCATGACGGTCAGCCGTTCGATGACGCTGTGTTCCTGCGAGCGAAGCAGTACTGCGAGCGGTTCGGTAATCATGACGATGTTCACATTGCAGGACTGCCGGCCGAGATTGCCGCTCAAGTCAGATTGGAGGACCTGTTGACACCTCGAACCTGGGACGGTAAACTTGTACCCAAGAGAGTTCCCGGAGGAGTGATACTCTCTAACACAACATTCACACTCAAGTAGAGGAGAAACTGAAATGGCACGCGTCAAGGCTGGACACAAGAACCTGACTGTTACCGTCACCGAGGAGATCGCCGCCGCTCTCGATGAGGCCCACTGGACCCTGCGTCGTGAGGTTCGCGAGATTCTGACGGAGATTGTCACCAAGGGCGTGGAGGAGATTAAGGCGAGCACTGGCAAGTGACCGGGATGTCACCGGCTGAAACCGCTCGGTACTTGATGGGCTGACACCTCCTAGGGCTGTCTGGTCTCTCTCCGCAGTGATATGGTGGGTACGTAAGTATCCACCATATCTTTTTGTGCACGGAAAGGAAGATCAATGGGGTTTCTTGACGATATTGGGGGTAAGTTCGGTGCTGCCCTTAGTGGTTTGGGGGAGATTCTTGGAGCGGACCATTCCGATACGCTCGATAATCTCTCAAACATCTGGAACGAGATGACCGATTTTGCAGGCGGTTTCGATTCCAAGATGACCGATCTTAATTCGATGCTTGAGGAGAAGGAGAAGATGATCTCTGACCTCAAGGGTAAGAACTATGACCTGCTCATGGCACAGCCTGGTAGCGACCCTAGCGACGCTGCGAGTAAGATGCCTGGCGAGGATGGTGCGGCCGATTACGAGGGCGTCACGTTCGATGACCTCATTTCCACTAGTGACTCCGACGATGAGGAGAAGAAGTAATGGCACGACGGTATTACGGTAAGGTTCGCAACGCGGATAACGTCAATATTCTTAACGCTATTCGCAATGACGCTTCGCTCGATTACCACAAGCGAATTCCTGCTGCGACTAAGGGTAATGTGGCTGACGTTGCTGATGCTATTTTCAGTTTCCGTCCCCACAAGAACGAGTTCATTGAGTCTCTCATTAACCGTATTGGGCTCGTGTATGCTCGCAACTCGATCTGGTATAACCCCCTGAGTGAACTCAAGCGCGGCGCCCTTGAGTTCGGCGATACCATCGAGGAGATTCAGGTCGGTATCGTCAAGGCTAATCACTACAGCCATGACCGCGATTACCTTGAGCGTGATATCTTCGCTCGCGCTGACCTTGATATCGCTACCGCTTTCCACACTGTAGACCGCGAGGACTTTTACAAGATCACGATTGACGATAACACGCTCAAGCGTGCTTTCCTCGATCCGTCCGGGCTTGACCAGTTGACGCAGCAGATCATGTCCTCCCCTACCACGGCGGATAACTGGGATGAGTACCTTATGATGAGTGCTCTCTTCCGGGTTATGGATAACAAGTATCCGATTTTCAACGTCAATGTTCCTGACGTTGCCAAGATGGATTCCACGGAGCCTCAGGCTCGTTCTCTGCTGCGTAAGATTCGGGCTACGGCCGGGAACATGCAGTTCCTCAGCACGCGTTTCAACGGCGCTAAGATGCCGATTGCGGCTAAGCCTGAGGACCTCATCCTGTTTGCCACCCCTGAGGTCAAGTCGGGCCTTGATGTTAACGCGCTGGCTGTCCTGTTCAACGTTTCCTACGCTGACGTTCCGTCTCGTATTATCGAGATTCGTCAGGAGGATATTGCGATGAACGGTGTTCAGGCTTTCCTGACCACCAAGGATTTCTTCGTCATCGCGGATACTTCCCTTGAGACCACGAGTGAGTTCAATCCGATTTCTCGGCAGACTAACTTCTTCCTGCACCACTGGGAGATCATCTCCGCCTCCCCGTTCGCACCTATTGTCAAGTTCTCTACCGCTCCCGATACTGCTCGGGACTCGATTGAGATTGCGTCCACTGTTGCTATTGACCGGCTTCAGTTCGTGATTGACTCTAGCGAGCAGGACGTGCGTAACGTGGATAAGACCAGTGCCCGAATGGTCAAGGGTGGAACGGCCCAGTTGGAGGCTGTTCTGACGGGGCTCAAGGCAGGCCAGGAGGACATTGAGTTCACTGAGCAGTGGTCTATCGAGGGTAACAAGGATACCGGTACTCGCATTGACAATGACGGTCTTATCTACATGAGCCCGAGCGAGACCAGTCAGTTGGTCATTGCACGCGCCAAGGTGTCTTGGATTGACCCGTCTACTGGCAAGTACGTCACTAAGACTCAGCAGTTGAGCATTGTCCCCAAGGACAATGTGGCTGGTCTTAACGGCTGACACTCTCCTATACTGATGGGCACCGTCCTCCAGGGCGGTGCCCATTTCAGTTTGGAGGAGTTATGCCTACCGTTAATTCACTGCCCAATGGCGCCTCGTTCGGCACTCAGTTCGATTATTCAGTGTGGGGGCCCGGCACTGAGGTTACTTTGTGTAATGTGCCGTGGGACTCTATGTACAGGGATGTGTATTGGTTTGACGGTCCAGAGAAAGCCATCGAGTACATTAATGCTTACAACAAGAACCGCTATATTCCTACGGTAAACATTAAGAACCTCACATACTGTCCTCAGAATGCTCCGGTAAGGATCAACATTCCTTTTAGTGAGGCTAACACGTTCAACTACCTCATTGTTAGGAACTCTTCTTTCCCTATTTCTCAGAAAAACCGTGCCACTACGTTCTTCTACTTCATTCAGTCTGTTGAGTATGTTGCGCCCGAAACCACTCAACTTACTGTTTCCCTTGACGTGTGGCAGACCTATCACAACCTTGTAAGGTTCAGGTCCGCTTATATTGAGCGTTCACACTGTCTTGAGCAGACTCAGAAGGTGATAGCGAGAAATTGGAGTGGAGAGCAGTTCGTCAGGTTTTGCCGTAGATGGCTTAAGCAGCCAGAGAGTTTCTCTCTTGGTGAGCGTCACACGATTTATCGGAGTTGGTTCGGTAATATTATTACGGGTAACTTGAACGACTTTAAACGTCAATTTGATTACGTTGCGATTATCGTTTCTACCGCTAATCTTAACGTTGATTTTGGTACTACGGGTAATCCAACTCTAAATACAGCGTTAGGATCTAATGTTGAAAGCATTGTTCCCCACCTCAAGACTACCGATCAAAAATCGTCTATTCACTTGATTTCAGGTGCCACATACTATATGTGCAACCTGGACAAACTTCCCGGAATTATGGAGGAACTCAGTAAGGCGCCGTGGGTGTCTCAGGGCATTCTCGATATTTACTATGTTCCCGCAAATACTGTTCAGGGTGAGGATATTTCAGGAAAACTATCCTCGTTCGGTCTTAAGAAAGTCGTTAGAACTAACAACTACCAGGTTGTTAGGGTAGCAGAGAATTTCGCCCCTAATAAGTTGGTTGAGTTCCTCAAGGTAAATAACAATGACATTAAGGGCAAGAATCTTAAGAGACTCAAGAGATTCTTTAAGTTTTATACTTCGCCCTACATGTTCATCGAACTCTCATTTAATAACGGTCAGGTAATGCAGGTCTGCCCTGAATACCTTAATTCGACGGACTTGATTGACGTTTCCGTTGAGTCTCACTTGCTTCCTCCGTCCCCGCGAATTGTTGCCTATATTACGGGCTACAATACAGACAAGGACCACACTGTATGGAAAACCGATACCGAGTACGTTAACGAGGCGATGGTTATCGACAATTTCCCGCACGTTCCGGTAGTGAATGACCAGAGCATGATCTGGTACGCATCTCACGCTCACAGCATCGCTCAGAACCGCAATGCTGCTAGTTGGGGACTAGACAAGTCAACGCGCGCGGCCGATACGTCATTCGATGCGACCATGCGCGGCATTCGCACCGGTAACGCGATCATGCAGAACAACTTAGGTGCTCAGAATCTGAATACCGCGTTGGCTAACACCGCTCAGATGGCTCACCAGCAGGTGAATAGTGCCAATCGTGCAATCTCCGGTATCGGAGGGGCTGCTAGTACGGCGTTCAGCAATCCATTGAGTGCTATCGGTCAGTTGGGCGGGTATGTTCAGGGGCAGGTTACGTCTGATATCAGCACTGGTATTGACATTAATGCCCGCAACCTGAGCAACGTCATTTCTCAGAACCTTACGCGCGCTAACCAGAGTGAGCAGAACGCACTTACCGGGACCAATGCGGCCGCTAACCGTGATCTTGCTAAATGGGCGTCACAGGGGGATTATCAGCAGCAGATTGCTGCAATTAACGCTTCAGTTAAGGACGCTCAGATCACCCCACCGTCAGTGTCTGGCGCTACAGGTGGAGATGCTTTCAACTGGATTATGAACGGCGCGTTAATCTTTGCGAAACTTAAAATGGTAGGACAGGACGTTATCCGTCGACAAGGGCAGTTCTGGGAGCGGTACGGGTATGCATGTGATTTCTTCTTATCGCAACTGCCGGATAGGCTGCAAGCGATGACACGTTTCTCTTACTGGAAGTGTCAGGACGTTAGGATCGTTTCCTCCGCCTGCCCTCAGACGTATATCGACACTCTTCGCGGTATGCTTGAAAAGGGCGTCACTGTCTGGCACTCGCCTATGAGTGACAGTGAGTTCTACGGAGATGTTTCAATTGACAACGAGGCTATTATCTGGGACAAGAATGGAACTTTGGCATGAGTAGAACAGATTTTGTTGGAGAAGCAATCTACGCACCATTTCTAAGGGAAATGACGGTAGACCCTGGGAAGATGCGTAAGGAAACTCTTACGCGAATGTACGCACGCGTACTCTCCGAAATGTGTATGAACCGATATCACTGGACTGGTCTTCCTGAGGAGATTGATCCTCGGTTTCTTGAGATGACTTTGTTCTCTCAGGGATTGTCAGTGTTTTTCTGGGATGAGGAGTTCAGTCGGTATTTTGCATTGCGTGGCGCCGGTTTCGGTACCCCGAACATGTACAATAACCCAACTGAGTTCATCGTCTATGGGAACACTATGGTCAACAAGACAATGAAGGCCGATCTTTGTGTCCCTATCTGGAACAACTATCTGCGCACCGGCGATACTGACATTATCGGCGTGTACGCGCGTCGTTTGTCGGAGATTGACACCACCACTGAGATTGACCTTATTCACATGAGAGTTCCGATCCTCCTGACGGCTGACACGAACGAACGCAAGTCGGTTATGGATGCGTATAAGCAATTGGCTGAGGGTAGTCCCATGATTGCTGAGGTGTCCTCCGCTACCGGAATAGGGACTTTGCAGGACAAGATTAGTTCCATCTCCACGGGGATCAACAAGGACTATCTCCCTAACGTGATGGAAGCAAAGGTTAAGACCTGGAATGAGGCGCTAACTCTCCTGGGGATTATGAACGTCAACAGTTCCAAGAAGGAGCGGATGGTCGTTGAGGAAGCAAGCGGGTCCTCCGGTCAGGTGCTTGCCATGCGTGCCGTGAATCTGCAAGCGCGCAAGTACGCATGCGAGTGGATTAACGCCAAGTACGGGCTGAATGTTGACGTCACGTGGAACCTCGATGACTCAGCCGGTACTACGGACATGCAGGAACTGAACCCTATGACTGAAATGGACCCGTTCGCTGACCAGGAATCCGTGAACAGCACCGATCTGGGAGGTCCTAATGAGTAACTACACGACAGAACTGAGGAAGATCGACGAACGTCTGATAGATGACGCCCTGTCCCATTACCCTATTTTCTCAGAGGATTACCGTTCGACTCTAAACTCTAAGATCAAAACACATTTCTGGTTTAATGAGATCGGGCACGAGACCATTGACATCTTCCTTTTCCAGTTAAAGGTTAAGATGAATGAGATCATGCCCTACTACAACCAGATGTATGAGTCCGAACTGACCAAGCGAGACCCGTTCCTGACCGTCCGCATGACGTCCAAGAACACTTCTACCGGCTCAACTCGTACCACTGGCGAGACCAGTGAGCAGGGCAGTTCCACGTCATCCACTGACGCCAAGTCCCGGGCAGTCCAGTCTGAGACGCCTCAGGTCATGCTCTCTGGTAACGGGGACTATGCGACGGGCGCGGCCGACTCCACGTCTCTGACGGGCGTCAAGTCGTCTAGCACTGGCAGCGGGTCTCAGTCCAGCACATCCTCTAGTGACGGTAGTGGTAGTGCTAGCCAGGAGGGGTTTTCGGGGTCTATGGCGTCGCTTATTCAGGCGCATCGCGACGCTATTGTTAATGTTGATATGATGGTGATTGCTCAACTTGAGCCGCTGTTTATGCTTGTTTGGACGCCGCCTACTGACATGATTGGAGCAGATTGGTATGGATACTAACGACCCTCGGGTGAGCGCTATTGACGCCGCTCTATACCGCTTGAACCCGCCTACCACTCCATATTCCACGCCGTTCACCTATAACAACGGTCTGACCGTTCTCGAGATTCTTGAACGCATTCGCAAGGCCGTGATTGACACCATCACCTATGCTGAGGGTTTCGGCAAGGAAGTTGAGGGGATGGTCAAGCGGATCAATGAGATTGCTGAGCAGTGGTCTAAGGACTCTAAGAAGAAGTTGGATGACTTTGAGTCATTTCTGAACGACTCTCGCAATAGTACCGACGCCAAGATTCGGGCGATGAACGAACTCATCGAGTCGTTCAAGGCACGTCTAGTGGATGCTCGCTTCGACCGTATCGAGGATGGTGATTTCGTCGACGCCCCGATGAAGGATTCCTCCCGAATTCAGGTTGCCACCAAGCAGAGAATCGGGAAGATTGACGCGGCTATCGAGAAGGTCAAGTCTGACATTCAGAATATCCTCAATAACTACTACACCAAAGCGCAAGCAAACGACCTGTTTCTTGAGGACCCTAAACTCACTGAGGGAGTCGTCTTCGGTTCCTCCAACGCGACGATTGAAGCGTTTCGTTGGACCGAGGAACTGTGTAGGGATATGGGTGTCACCCCCAATGTGTACGCCATTGGAGGTGGTGGTTTCACAAGCACGCCTGATAACAACTTCATTACTCAGGTGAATAACGCTCGCTCCCGAATGAGTGATGAGAAGAAACGTGCCACCAAGTATGTCTTCCTCATTGACATGCTGAACGATATTCGAGCGCAGAACTCCGTCACCGACCAGGCGGGTACGTTCTTCTCGCTGGTTCGTCAGCACTTCCCCAACGCCACTATCTACGTTCTCCCCGTCACGTATAATGAGGCGTCTCTTAATGAGTACGTTCAGATGGCTCGTAGTTGCGTGTCTCGCACATATGAGGTGATTGCAGCGGGTAAGCCGTTCGGCGCTATTGTGTGCGAGGGGTCTAGGTCCTGGCTGCATTTCGGTAAGGAACAGGCTAAGTCATGGGATCAAGGTGTAGACAATGTTCACATGACGGCTGCGGGTTACAGGCACGTCAAGCAACTGTTTATCAATTGGATCAACGGTGGTCCGTCGTTCCTTAACCCTCCGTCGTTCGACCTGCATACGCTTTCAGCCAGCACGATTCAGCGTGACTACAACTACCTGAACTGTGAGCGTCATGACGATTTCGTGAACATTACCGGCACGTTCAAGATTGGTGCGTCTAACGCGGGATATGACGCTAAGTTAATGGATCTCCCTGGTTGGGCGCGCCCGTATGACGGTGTTATGTCTCCGATTATTGGCAATGACCGTACTTACAAGTACATCTATGTCGCTAAGACCGGTGGAATGCACGCGGGTGATATCCTGTCTGCTAACCAGACTTATCAGGTGAACATGACCTACCGTATTTTCTAGGAGATTCAAGTGGCTTGGGATGAGACTGCAAAGAAAGTAGCCATTAAGGCTATCGGCACGGTTGAGTCGTCCATGAAATACGACTCAATCAACTACAACGACCCGATCACTGTGGGAATTGCGCAGTGGTACGGTCCGCGAGCAGCAGACATTATCAAGAAAATGGGCGCCGCTCACGGGGCGGAGTTCGCCGGCGTAGCCTCATCCCTTAAAGCCGACCTGTCCTCCCACGGCAACGACTCGTGGTGGACAAACAGGTGGCTGTCCAAAGCAGAGGGAGATTCACTTCTCCCCCTGCTCAGGGCGGGCGCCAAGGAACAGGATGCTCAGTTGGTGGCCGATCTTGAGGGGTATTTCACGGCGGCCAAGAATCTTGGCATTGACCCGAACACGAATACCGACTCGTTCATCTACTGGTGCGTCGCCTACCACCAAGGACCGCGCTACGCGATTCGTGTCGCTAACAACGTAGGCGGTAACGCGTCATTGGATGCGTTTCACCACGCCACGCTCAATGACGGTGTATTGGGCAAGTACCCAAACAGGTACAACCAGGCGTACCAGATTATTAAGAACCACGACACCTCAGGCGTGTCAACTCCTGGAGCCCCGTCACCGTCCCGTCCCGGAAACGGTGGCAGCGGGGGAGCGACTAACGGCGGCTCCAACGCCGGTTCGCTCACGCGCGCTTGGACGGACGGGAGCGGGCTGCTCCATCTGACCACCACGTCAGGTGTGGTCACCGGCTACCCGACGGGGAACAGTCGCCAGTGGCTGACCGGCTCAAACACCGTGAGCAACGGGGGCAGCCCGGCAACTCCGGGCAATGCCGGGGGAGGGGCTGCTGCCCCTCCCCCGGGTGGTGGGGGAGGGGATGCCGCGTCGAAGCGCTGGGCTGTTTATAAATGGATGTATGACCGGCAGATGAAGTTTGCCTATCTACAGGCGCCTGGACGTCTCAATCCCGACCAGTCCGGTTTCGGTGACTGTTCCAGCACTATCTACCGGGCCTATATGGATACGGTGGGTATCAACGTTGGCACTTGGACGGGTGACCAGTACAACCGTGGCACGGAGGTTGTCAGGGGCTACGGTCACCCTACCCCTGCGCAGATTGCGCAGATGACCACGGCGGATATGATTGTCATGAGTTGGGGCGGTGGATATCCGCACACGGACCATGTGGAGATGTATACCGGGGATGGTTCCCACACTATTGGTCACGGTGGGCCTAGGCCCGGTCCGCACATTAATTCTATCTTTATGCTTGACGACGCCGCTTGGTGGACGGTTAGGCGTCATATCCTGTAGGGGGAGGAATGAACGGGAAGATTACGCACTATTACGATTTCAGTCGTATTCGTTCATACGGTGCGCGTTATCTCATGATCGTAGGTAGTCGCGGTACTGGTAAGACTTACGGCGCGAAGAAGATCGCTATCAGTAACGCGATCAAGAAAGGTGAGCAGTTCATCTACCTACGCCGTCACCGCGTGGAGCAGAAAGGACGGTTCACGTTCTTCGACGATATTGCCCATGAGTTCCCGGGGTATGAGTTCGCCGTTCACGGGAACGATGCTGTCATGCGAATGGAAGGTGACAAGAAATGGGACACCATCGGGTACTTCTCTGTCCTCAGCACGTCTCAGGCCCAGAAATCGACGGCGTACCCGCTGGTCACAACCGTCATCTTCGATGAGTTCATTATCGAGAACCCACAGATTCGGTACCTTGATGATGAGGTGCGTGTCTTCAATAATTTCTACCTAACTGTTGACAGGTACAAGGACAAGACAACGGTTTTTATGCTCTCAAACTCTGCGAGCATTATGAACCCGTACATGCTCAAATGGGACCTGAGACCGAACTCTGAGTTCGTCAAGGCGGGTGACGGATTTATCGTCTGCCATTTCGCGGATGACACTCAGTTCAAGAATGACGTTGCTAACACTCGCTTCGGTAAGTTCGTGATGAGCACCGATGAGTCTTATGCCGAGTATGCTATCAGTAATAAGTTCAAGGACAACACTGACGACTTCATCGGCAAGAAAAGTGGTAAGGCTGAATATTATTGCACCATACGCACGCGCAATGGATGCTTCTCCGTCTGGACCGACCTGCCTATGTTTACTATTCAGGAGTACAGGCCCAAGAATGAGGTTATGTACTGCATTGACCACAGGGCGATGAAAGAGGGTGACATCTATGTGAAAAGTAATGATCGAATTCTCCAAATGTTGAGGAACAGGTGGAGAAGAGGGCTTATCCTGTTTGACTCCCCAAAGTCCCGAAATACATTCACGGAAGTATTCAAATGACGTCCCATATTGATATCGGAATAATTGTCGGTCTCATCACCATAGCGGCAACCATCGTCGCTGTGGGTAGATGGACCTACCGGCAGTTCAAGTCGCTAGAGTGTCTGCTAGAGGATTGGCACGGAGAGCCTGCCCGTCCCGGTGTCCCCGGAAGATTGGGGGTAATGGAAAGGTTAGACAGTATTGAGAAGAAGGTTAATTCTGCTGCTTTTAATTCTCAGCCTAATCACGGCACAAGTGCTTTTGATGAGCATACCCGCCTACTGAACCAGATTCTGGAAAGGATCAACAATGAATAAGATCATCGAGACCGTCACGTCCCCCACCACCCGTATGTGGTGCTACAACCTCATGATTGCCGTCATGGCCTACCTCACCGTCAAGGGATACCTCAAGGGCGATGAGACCGCCGCTCTCACCGCAATCGGCGCCGCGTTCTTCGCCGTCGCATCCGTCAACACCGACCGCACCCCCGGAAAGCACGAGGCACTCTAATGGCTACCGCACAGCAGTTCATTGACGCATGCGCAGAGGAGATCGGGTACAGCCGATGGAATGATGAGGCGGCGGGCACCAAGTACGGGCGCGACTACGCAACCCGCCACGGCGCCGTATTCGGACAGAGCGGTGTCCCTTTCTGCGATATGGGGATGACCTACTGCCTCCGAGAAGTCGGTGTCACCGACTTCGACTCCGCCTACGTCCCGGCACGCGTGAACACGGCGCGAGCTCGTGGCTGGCTCGTGGAGCCCGGCGCCGCGCGCCCCGGTGACATGGTCACCTTCGACTGGCACGACGACGGCGAGGATGACCATATCGGTGTCGTGGAGAGCATTAGCACTGACGGTGTGAACACCATCGAGTTCAACACCAGTGAGTTCTCCTGGGACGACGGGGGACTGGTCATGCGTCAGCACCGTCCCTGGGCCCACCTCAGCCACTGCATCCGTGTGCCCTGGGATGACACGGGCGTGGGGTCCGTCCACCAGCCCACGAGGCGCCTGGAGGACCTACAGCGTGCCGTAGGGGCCTACCCCGATGGTGTGATCGGTCCAGACACCAGGCAGCGCATCCTGGCCGTCGTCAGCGCCTCCGCGTGGGGCGGACAGTCCTTCCCGTTCGGCGTGGCATACGCTCAGGAAGTCGTAGGAACCGCTCAGGACGGTGTTTGGGGTGAGGCCAGTATGGCAGCCCATGACAGGACCGTGGAAGCCATGCAGCGCGCCCTGGGCGTCGACGACGACGGTGTATGGGGCCCGGCCACGCAAGCCGCGTGGCAGGCCCTCGCTGACGTCTCAGAGCAGGTCTGAGCACGCACCGAAAGACCCCGGTCACCATCATGGTGGCCGGGGCCTTGTCGTAGGAGAGGAGGACCTACAGGGTCAGTATTGCACCGGGATGAAGGTCGTGGCAACTCCGAGCGCGAAGAACGTGAACCCAATGGTCATCACAATAATCATCGCCACACAAAACAGAATAACCATCATCATCATCATGTCAGGACGTTTCATAACACTTCTCCACCCCTATTAGCAATATGAGTCAGAACTCCAAACATTTGCAGTTCACTCAAACGAACCACGTCACCCCTACTAGACGACTTACCGCACCGTACAAGCAAATCATAGAACGCTTGAGATGTACTACCAGCAAACCATTCATTAGTATCACGGACGATACTAACCTTAATTCCGTTCATCTTAACGACGCAACGCGACGGATCAACGAAATAGACAATAGCCGAACAGGACGCAATAACGTTCAGCATATTAGGCGTAAGACAGAACCAAGTATTCATACTCTCCTCCATTGTTAATATAGTATGCGGTACAGTCAAGTCTGTCAATATCCGGGAATGTGGGTTTCCCCACATTCCCGGATTCACTCAACCGTTATCCCGGATGAAGTTAATGACGTCAATGTCACCAAGATTACGGAACACCTCACCATCCTTCCAAATGTTGAATTCGTCCCATCCCCTCCGACGAATAATGAACTGAGTGGAAGCGGTAATAACCTTAACCTTCCTATTCATCACAACGTAGTGGAAACCACGCATCCGGTTCATCAGATACGGCGTCATCTGCCGACCAATCCAAAACTGATAACCAACCTCCTCGATTCTGGTCATCGTACCCTCAGTGGTGTTCTCGATAATGAACTTGGCGGCTTCGTTGCGGGTCATCATTTTGATCCTCTCTCCCTCGGTGGTG